AAAAGTAACTGAAATGATTCAAAGTAACATGGTGACGATTCAAGAGGGGCGTCGCCTGCTTGATTTTCCTGATCTTGGCCAAGTTGAAACGCTTGCAAATGCTTCTGAAGAAAGAATTTACTACATTCTTGATGAAATAATTGAGAATGGCGTTTACGAGGGGCCCGATCAGTTTATGAACCTTGCAAAGGCTACCGAAATCGTAACTCAGTACATAAACTTGTACTCCACTTGCAAGCTCGAAGAAGAAAAAGTGCAAATGCTTCGAGACTTCTTTGCTGAGATTCAAGATTTACAAATGGCAGCAATGCCACAGCCGCCGATGATGCCGACTGAACCAAGTAACGAATTAGCTGTACCGCAAGGACTTCCCACAAGCGAGTTATTGCCTATGGGACCTGGGGCGCCGATGCCCATGGCAGGCGGCGGAGAAGTTTAAGCCTTTTTAAGCAAACAATAATCTCGTAGCTACGAGGAAAGGAAAAACAATGCCACTAATTGTAGAACCAAAAGCAAACCCTGCTGCACCACAAGCACCAACTCCAACAGGTAGACACCAAGTCAGTTACGGAACACCAACGCCCACGACTGCAAGAGTTGAAGCTTTAAAACAAAGATTAAATAACCCAAGTGCTACGCAACAAATGGCAGCACCGAGGGTTGCGGGAAGTACCGCAAGACAAGAGCAATATTCTAAACAGCCTCACCAAGCGCCAAGACAAGTTCCACAACAAAATCAAGAATATACACAGCCAATGCAGGACATTGAACCGCCTCCAAGCGGCATGCCACCTGTAAATACTCAAGCTGAAGAGCCGCAAGAATTGGCGCAGCAAACCAATATTGTTGAGGAACAAGCGGAACCATCTTCGGAAGCGACCGAGAAGCCCTTAAGTCCTCAATTCGTCGCCTTGGCAAAACAAGAGCGCGCGATTCGGAAAGCCCGGCAGGAGCTAAAAGCTCAGCAAGAGACTTGGGAACGTGATAAAGCGAGTTACGTTAATCTTGAGGACCTCAAAGCTGATCCGCTTAAAGCACTTGCTGAAGCTGGCATCTCTTACGATCGCCTGACCGAGTTACAGCTAGGCCAGGTCAATCCAGATCCTAATCAACAACTTCTCGACAAGATTCAGGAACTAGAAACTAAACTTGCAGCAGTAGACGAGCAATTCACGAAACGTGATACAGCTCAATACGAGGCTGCGGTTAACCAGATTCGTAACGATGTAAAGCTTTTGGTCGATTCTGATCCTACGTTTGAAACAATCAAGGAAACTGGCGAGACAGAATCCGTGGTTGAACTTATTAGAAAGGTCTTTGACGCCGAAGGAACCATCCTCGCTGTAGAGGAAGCCGCTCGGTTAGTTGAAGATAAGCTCCTTGAGAATAAGCTTGCTGAAATCGAGAAGCTATCTAAGCTTTCTAAGTTTAAGTCGCGTTTAGGAAAGCCGGCAGAGATACCGGCAGAAGCAAATGAGTTGCAGCAACAACAACCCGCCGCCACAACTCTAACGAATCAAGGAACGGTTAGCCGGCCCTTGAGCGCTAGAGAGCGGGCAATACAGGCATTTGAAAAAGCTAAGTCCCAAGGTTGAATGGTTCAGCCTTTTAGGGGCTACAGCTTAAACTAAAGGACTAAAACAATGGCTACATATGCTAGCAGTTCGAGTTCTATTGCAGTTCTTAAAGAATTGTATGTAGACAATTCGGACTTCATGAAAGACTTAGTCTATTCAAAAAATCCGCTTTTTGCTTTGATGCCAAAAAACGAATCTACGGATGGACTAGCTGGAAAATATATTCCAGTTCCAATTCAATATGGTAACCCCATGGGCCGTTCGCATACATTTGCGGATGCTCAAGGAAACCAAACACCTAACGCTTACCAAAGCTTTTTCGTCTATGTGATCCAAGATTACCAACTTGTGACCATTACGAATTTGCTTATTGAGCAAACCAAGTCCAACGCTGGCGCTTTCGTTGACGAAATGAAGCGACAAATGGACGGCGGGATCAAGAACCTTTCAAACAACATGGCGTTTGAATTGTTTGGTTCGGGAACTGCTACTCGTGGACGCATCGGATCTGCTATTACTAACCCTTCGGGAAGTATTTATCAGTTCACTTTGCAAAATCCACAAGACGTTGTTCAGTTTGAAGTCGGAATGACTATTCAAGCTGCTGCAACTGATGGCGGCGCTCCTATTAACGCTGGAGTTGACTTAGCGTTGGTTTCTTCGGTCAATCGATCAACTGGCGTAATCCAGTTCACGGTTGTATCAGGTGCTCCTCAATCTAACTGGTCAAACGGTAACTTCTTAACAGTAGAAGGTGATATTCCTGCTGCTGGGGGTTCCGGATCTGGTCCTTTAGGTTCTGTTGGATCTTACCTTGCTGCTTCTGGGCTTTCAGCCTGGGTGCCTGCAACTGATCCATCTCTTTCAGATTCATTCTGGGGAGTAAACAGAAGCGTAGACCCAACTCGTTTGGCAGGTCTTCGTTATGACGCTTCTTCGTACTCAATCGAAGAAGGCGTTGTTAACGCTCTTGCATTTGCAAACCGAGAAGGTGCTGATCCAGATACGCTCATTCTGTCATTCCAAAGCTACAGCGCACTCGAAAATGCGCTCGGAGCTAAGGTGCAGTATGTAGACGTAAAACACGAAGAAGCTAACATTGCCTTCGAAGGCATTCGCTTCCACAGTGCTTACGGATATGTAACTGTAATGGCCGACAGAAGCTGCCAGCCTTTAACCGGCTGGTGCTTGAGCATGGATACTTGGAAGCTCAGAAGCCTTGGAAAGGCCCCACACATTCTGACCTACGGGTTGGAAGGTTTGGAAGGTCTCCGAGTTGGAAATTCTGACGCTCTTGAAGTGCGTAAACAAAGAAAAATCGATGCGCACTATAAATTCTCTCTAATTGACTTGGAAGCCCGACAGGGTGACAGGGCGCAAGCCTTATTGGCAGCGTGAACGACTAAGTGAGAGAACCCCGATAGGGGATGCGATAGTCTGAACTTGGCGCATAAATAAATGCCAAGAGCCGAAGCCCGAAGAGGTGAGTAGGCCCGGTAGAAATACCGAGTAACAAAATGGTCGGAGCTTACTACAATTACACTTGCAATGCTCCAGGGTATAACCTTAGAGTTACATTGTCGGCATAGTGCCGATCGAGTTTGAGCGACTCGACAGGATGCGTAAAGAACACTAGCTTGAGGCGGGAAGGGGTAAAACCTTTCTCGCCTTAAGTTTTTTTGGCTTAAAAATACAGTTGTGTAAGCCCAAGATGTCCTTGGGATACTGCTCGCCGGGGTTTCTGCCTACCTCGTTGCTGGGTTTATTAAAGGCAGACAAGGACACTCATCATGGCTAATCGAAATTGGCTTTCTAACAAGCTATATCAAATGGAGGCTTACCCGGTATTGGTAAGCTGCAACTTTCAAGTTCAAAAAGCAGACGCTGGCGGATTAGGAATTGTAAATTTGCAGGGCGGAACAGTTAAAGCTGTTTACATGGCAACTAGTGCAACTCCCGCTGCAGGAAATCCAAATCCAGAAGACGGCGTAATCGTGATTGAACTTCAAGACAATTACAACAAGCTGTTAGGAGTTTCTGCCGTTATTGCTGCTCCTCTTGATGGCTCAGGACAAACTTCTACTACAGCAGGAAATTTAAGCGTAATTACTGTTTTGGGAACCGCAACCCTTGCACAATGGCAAGCTGCCGGACTTCCAGCGGGCGTAACTCCCGCTGTTGGAGTTTCTTTTATTGCAACCGCAACTGGCGCAATCGGTGGATCTGCCGAAGTGCAAAACACCTCGACTTCGGGTGTGATGTTGGTCGAAGCAGTACCAAGCCAAGCCAATATGCTTGCAAAAAGCAATAGCCCAGTAAATGGAGGAGCTATTGTCATGCTTCAAGCTATTGATGCTGCCGGAGCTAAAGTTGCTCCTGCAAACGGATCAGTAATTGCCGTTAGCTTGTATCTTTCAAACAGTTCTGTAACTGTACAGGGACAGTAAAAACCTACTAGGGGTAGCTTGCAGTCTCCGGCAGGCTACCCTTAAATTTTAGGAGTTGTATGCCAATTCCTCTTTCTCCAAATCCGCAAGTTACTTATCTACAACAAGGCAACGGCAAAGTTCTTTTGTCTTGGAACGCGGTCCCTGGAGCCACAAATTACCGAGTTGAAAGAAGTGTCGACGGCGTTACTTACTCGTTACTTGCAAGTCCCACAGTAAATAAATATTTAGATTCTGCGGTTACGGCTAATACCCAGTATTGGTACCGAGTAGCATCTGAGGATACCGGTGGTGGGGGCGGAGTATCCGGTTGGGTATATCCAACGCCTGATTCTGTTGTGCCTGTCATTGCTGGGCATATGAGCTTGCAGCAGTTGAGATTAATGTCTCAACAAAAGGCAGATAGAATTAATTCTAACTTTGTCACTTTGCCCGAGTGGAATTCTTATATCAATTTAGCAGCGGATGAACTTTATGACCTTATTACAACGACGTATGAGGATTATCAGGTACATGATCCGGTTTACTTTACAACGAGCAATTCTACTGCAACTTATCCGCTACCGGATGGCATTACTACTTTTCAAGACCGGCAGGGTAACAACATTGTTCCTCCACCGATTTATAAATTAGCAGGAGTTGACCTTGGACTTAACAACGCGCCGAATGGTTTCGTTACCGTTCAAAAGTACAACTTTATTGATCGAAACCGCTACATTTTCCCCAACACTTCTAGCACGCTTTATGGTGTCTTTGGCTTACAGTACCGACTCGTCGGAGATGCTATTCGCTTCATTCCACAACCAGCAGCTAATCAGCCTATTGGGTTATGGTACGTTCCTAGAAGATCTCAGCTCCTAGAAGAAACAGACACCACTGACGGATTTAACGGCTGGACCAATTACATTATTGCAAGAGCTGCTAAATACGCACTCGACAAAGAAGAATCTGATACAAGCAAACTCGATATGGAGATTGCTTATTTAAAACAACGAATTGAGGAATCTGCACCCAACAGAGATGAGGGCCAAGCTGATACTGTAAGCGATGTGCGAAGCGTTTACGGATTTGGTCCTAACGGCGGCGGTTGGGGAGGTCCTTTCGGATCGGGTTGGTAAATGCAATTACCATTAAAGTTAACTATGGATTTAATGCAGACTAGATGGAAAAGTTTGCTTGATCCAATTTTAGAAAATCCGATAAACAGCATATCAATTATTGATAATGTTGCCTTAGTCATAGGAAACAACGTGATTAATCACAGGCTTGGAAGAAAACAACAAGGCTGGCTAATACTTGATATTGATGCGGCTTCAACTATTTACCGCTCAGCTGATTTTAACGACAAGACACTAACGTTAAATGCATCAGCAGCGGCAACGATTAAATTGGGGGTATTTTAATGGCATCTCCCAACATGAATTTAATCATTCCGGTTCCCACTCAAACGCTTGGGCCATTGTACGCAGAACAAATTGCAGCTTGTTTTAATAAATTAGATTCTCACAACCACACATTTGGAGAAGGGTCACAAATTCCTCTTTCGGCGCTTACTGTTTCTCAAGCGCTACCGATGAACAACTATCCCATCTCAAATGCCTCTTATGTTTCATTAGCAGAGCAAATTACACCCCCAACACAAACTGGCTCTTTGTACATGCAAGGCGGAGAATTGTATTTTAAAAACGGCGCAGGAACGTTCGATATCAAAATGACCAATGGTCCAGTTGTAAACGTGCCGGGAACTGCTGGGTTTGCAGGGCTTCTTCCTCCTGCAAGCGCTACTTATGCAGGAAGTGATTTTGTTTTTCAATCAGGAACTAACATTGCCGGAAACTTAGACGCTGCAAGCATTAAAATTAGAAACACAAACCCATCTAGCAATGCAATTACGATTAGTGCCCCAAATCCTTTGCCCGCTGATTATTCTTTAACACTTCCCTCTGCCGGACCTTCCGTTACCTCAATTTTACAATTTGATTCGAGTGGAAACGCATCTTTTATTGCCGCTGGAGGAGTGGGCGCTCCAACTGGAACGGTTTCAATGTTTGCTGGGTCTGCTGCTCCGTCTGGTTGGCTTATTTGCGATGGATCAACTTTAGATTCTGTTGCCAATCCTCAATATGCGGCACTGTATGCTGTTATTTTAACAACATATGGAGGAACGGGAGCGGATGATTTTAATTTACCAGATTGTAGGGGCGTATTTGTTAGGGGCGTTGGTTCTCAAACAATTAGTGGTGAAACTTACACTGGAACTCTAGCAGCAAAACAAGTTGATAATTTAGAAAGTCACAATCATGGCGGAACAACTGGCAGCAGTACAGTTCCTGTTACTTTAGTAAACTTTATTAACCCTGGCTCAACAACGGGAGCGGCATCAAACTTACAATCAGTTGGAAGCGGAACAATTTCTGGATCAAGCCATACCCATTCAATTTCAGCAAGTGGAAGCGGAACAGAAACTTATCCGGCTAATATTGCTTTGAATTATATAATTAAACTTTAGAGGAATTATGTCGTCACCAAACATGGGCTTAACAATACCAGTACCAACGGTCACAGAAGGGCCGCAGTACGCACAAGAAATACAGCAGAACTTTAATCTCATTGATTCGCATAATCACACAAGCGGTCAGGGTGCATTAATTCCGCTAAACGCGCTTACCATTTCGCAAAACCTAAACATGAATGCGTATTCGGTAACTAACCTAAAATCAACCGCTCTTGTAAATCAAGTATCAGCTCCCGCTGAAAACGGTTCTGTTTACATGAGCGGAGATAATCTTTATTGGAAAGATGGTACAGGCGCATACAACGTACAAATTACCAATGGCAATTCTTTGGCTGGGGCAGCGGGAACTATTTCAGGTCTTCCTTTTGGTACCGCAAGCGCTGCTTACTTATCTGGCTCTGGCACATTTAGGTTTCAGTCTGCAACAAACGTTGGAGCCGATGTTGATTGCAGAACGGTCACTTTGAGAAACAACGTTGTGTCTTCTTTCGGGATGCAGGTTCTTCCTCCCAGCCTTGCAGCAAATCTTCAAGTTACTTTACCGCTTGTGCCAGCAAGCACAAAGATTGTTGCAATGGATTCTGCTGGAGCAATGGCAGCAAACATAGATGCTGATAATTCAAGCATTGAAATTGTTACAAATAATTTACAAGTAAAAGATGACGGAATCACAACAGCTAAAATTATTGATGGCGCTGTTACGAATGCTAAATTAGCAAGTCCCAACGGAGGGTATTCCACAAATACAATCAGCGTGTCCGGGGCAGCGATTTCATCTCCTTTGTCATTGGTTGTTGGTGCAGATTCAACAATTACAACCACAAGAGACAACTCTTATATTCTGTGTATTTTTCAACCAGGAGATGATTTGTTTTTTGGGCCAAGTTACGGGACAACTGGCATTAATGGGCAATTAAGAATTTATTTGGGTAGTACTGTAGCTCTAGCGGGAATATCACAAAGAATGGTTGGTGGATCAACTTATACACAACCAATCATGGGATTAGTTCAAGCGGGCTCTGCTGGACTGCACACAATCAGATTGTACTTTAACAGCATTAGCGGCTCAGGGACCATTGACATCAATCAAATGCAAATGCAATTAAAGGAAGTTTTTTAGTGCCATTACAAAAGCAACAAGTAGCTGTCAATTTTGGGCAGGGTTTGGATACCAAGACTGATCCATGGCAAGTGCCCGTCGGTAACTTTCTAAATTTAGAAAATACCGTTTTTAATAAAATTGGCAGATTAGAAAAAAGAAATGGCTTTGAGCAAATTGGCTCACTTCCAAACGAAAATGTTTATGGTCTTGCAACATTCAAAGACCAACTAACGCTTTTGGGAGATAGCCTGTTTGCTTATCAAGATGGCGGCACATTTTTAAATCGAGGCCCCTACAGGCCCTGCAAAGTAGAATCACAATCACTTCTTAAAAACATATTTAATCACATTCAATCTGATTCTGCCGTTTCAGGCGACTTAACCTGCGTGGCTTACACAACAGACCTTGGTGGTGGTTCATTTGGTTACGAATATGCAATTTTAAATGCAAACACCGGACAAATGATTTTAAACAGAACAGCCCTAACCGGCCTTGGGGGAAACCCAAACGGAAGCCCCAGGGTAATTTTGTATAACAATCACTTTGTAATTGTTTACAGCGTTCTTGTTGGGGCAGCAGACCAACTGCAGTTTATTCGAATTCCTGTAAACAATCTCATCCCAACTGCGCCCAGCACAATTTCAACAGACTTTGATTATTTGTCTGGCGGCAATTTTGATTTAGTTGTTGGTCAATCAAACTTGTATGTTGCTTGGAACAGAGCAAGCGGAAACGGTATCTACGCAGCAATTATTGATGTTGGATTTAACGTAGGCTCTCCGGTTCTTATTGAGGCAGCAAGAGTAGCAAACGTAATGTCCCTGTCTTTTGACAGCGATTCATCATTTAACAATTTAAGCATCGTTTATTATGACAACGCTGCTGGGCTTGGAAGAATCGCAATAAACGATTTAAGTCTTTCAAGCGTTCTTGCTCCCACAACATATTTCACCTCAATCCCCCCTTTTGACATTTTAAATTTAACTTCGTTATCAAGTGCGGGCGTCTGCACAATTATTTACGAAGAAGAGGGCGTTTATCCATATAACCTAACAGCAAATCATTCTACAAAAAAAGTAGACGTCAATACCGCCGGAACAGTTGGAAGCACAACGCTTGTTGTAGACGGCAACGGCCTTGGCTCTAAAGCATTTGAAATTGATAATGTTCCATACGTCGTAACAACCCATCAAGATGTAATTCAAGATGGCTATTTTGTAACAGACCTATCCGGAAATGTGATCGCACAATTTTCATACACAAGAGGCGACGGATATGTAACAAGAGGCGTTCCCAGTGTTACGGTTATAGATAATGTTGCAAAGCTATCTTTTCTTTTAAAAACAGGCACTCAGTCTGGTGCAACAGGAGCAACAGAGCCCGCAGGAATAAATCAAATAAGCCTAACCGTTGGCGGCGTTCCTGTTTATTCAGCAGAGCTCGGAAACAATTTAAATATTTCAGGCGGAATTCAATGGTCATACGACGGAGTTTTGCCTGTAGAAAATAATTTTCTACTTTATCCAGAAAACGTAGCTCTTAGCCCCCTTACAACAGGGAGCATGACGCCGCAAGAATATACCTATCAAGTTGTGTATGAGTGGGTCGATAATCAGGGAAATGTAGTCACAAGCGCCCCATCAGAACCGGTAGCAATTACTTTAGTGGCTCCAGATGATGCTGTACAGGTAGACGTTCCAACACTAAGGCTTGGTTACAAAACAGCCGGCACTTTAATTAAAATTTTTAGAAAGTCGGTTGCAGAGCCTGTTTTTACTTTCGTTGGCGGATTAGGAAACGATCCAACTGTAAATTTTGTTACTTTTACCGACACGCAAGCTGATGCATCTATTATCGGAAATGAAATCCTGTACACCAATGGCGGAATCTTACCGAACCAATCAGGGCCTCCTTGTTCCGCAATTACAATTTTTGACAATCGATTATGGGTTGTTAGTTCTGAAAACCCGGACATTATTTATTACTCAAAGTTAGTCATTCCAGGAGAGCCTGTTGAAATGACTGATTTTCAGTCTCTTTATATTTCTCCTACTCAAAGCGCTCAAGGCACAACAGGAAGCGTTACCGCTCTTGCGCCTATGGACGATAAGCTAATTATTTTTAAAGAAGACGCTATTTATTATTTAAACGGCACGGGACCCGATGCCACGGGAGCTAATAGCCAATACAGCGAGCCCATATTTATTACAAGTACCGTTGGTTGC